AAACATACCAGCAGTTGGTACAAAAACAACATCTTATTCATTAACCACCTCTGATGTAGGTAAATATGTTCAAGTAGGTTCAGGTGGTTCTATTACTATTCCTAATTCTACTTTTTCTGAAGGCGATGCAATCACAATATTTAACAACACAACAGGTAATATCACTATAACTTGTTCAATTACTACAGCATATATTGCTGGAACAAATATAGATGTAGCTTCAGTTACTTTGGCAACAAGAGGTCTAGCAACCATATTATTTATTAGTGGTACTGTATGTGCTATATCAGGTAATGTGTTATGAGCGGGATACAGTTAATGTTTTTAGGTCAGGCTCAACAAGGTAATGCTACATCAACATTCATAAACACATATAGTATAATTGCATCCCAAACAACTTACAATTTTACTACCGCAACTATTCCTGCTGGACTAGTTGTTGTTACTATTAGCACTGAAGACGCTGCTGGAGATACTACGGTTTCTAGTGTAACAATAGGCGGAGTTTCTGCTACACAAGCTGCCGCATTTTACCAAAACCAATCGACTGGAACTGCCAGTTCAATTTGGTATGCGATTATCGGATCATCTACAACATCAGGTAATGTTAGCATTGGAAATGCTCCACTCCGTATTGGAATAGGTGTATATACTATTGAAAACTATATATCAGCAACACCAGTATATACTAATGCAGTGCAAGGTCCAAATGAAACAACATTAAGTATTACTACTCCATCAATTAGTAGTGGCTCTGTTATAATTGCTGTTAGAACATCTGGAGATGTATATAGTCATACTTGGTCAGGAGTTACTGAAGATTATGATGTAAATCTTGGAGGATTCACGGGACAAACAGGAGCTTCTTTAGATACATCAACAATACAGGCCCATACAATAGAATCTGTTGGAGATACTGCAGCAACTCAAGGAACATCTATGGCTGTTGCAGTATGGAGTTAAATAAGGAATAAAAAATGGCTATGAATTTTTATTTGACACAAACACATAATACTCCTGTTTCATATGTAGAAATAAGTGAAGAAGGAGAAGAAACTTGGACAGTATATGCCAGCGGTAACTAGATTAGGAGACGTGTGTACAGGACATGGGTGCTTTCCACCTAGAGTCAATGACCAAGCAAGTAACAATGTATTTGTTAATGGTATTGGTGTACATAGACAAGGTGATCATTGGGTAACACATTGTTGTGGACCAACATGTCATGACGGTAGTTTACAAACAGGTTCATCTTCAGTGTATGTCAACGGTATACCTGCAGCAAGGATAGGAGATCCAATTAGTTGTGGATCTATTTCAGCTCAAGGCTCTCCTTCTGTATTTTTCGGTTAAAACGGTTATAAATAATATATGGCACGAAATACTAGAACATTCTCAGATTTAGATCTGAACTTTACCGCACATCCTGCAACTAAAGATGTGGCAATAAAGTATGACGAAGAAGCAATTAAAGCTTCCGTTCGTAATTTAATATTAACTCAAAATTATGAGAGACCGTTTCATAGTGAGATTGGATCTCAGATACGAGGATTGCTATTTGAACCAGCATCCCCAACACTTAATATTTTATTAAAAAGAGCTATTACTGATACTATTAATAACTTTGAACCAAGAGTAAATTTAATACAAGTAGATATTAATTTTTCTCCTGATGATAATTATGTAGAATGTAGTATCTATTTTACCATAATAAATACTACTAGACCAGTACAGGTCAATCTAATCTTAACGAGAACAAGATAAATGGCACATACCGAAAATAAAAAAATATCAGTCGCTGAACTCGATTTTGATGCAATTAAGTCAAATTTAAAAACATACCTAGAAGGTCAAGCAACATTTGCTGACTATGACTTTGAAGGTGCTGGACTATCCGTCCTTTTAGACACACTTGCATACAATACCCATTACAACGCTCTATATACTAACTTAGCAGTCAACGAATCGTTTTTAGATTCAGCTAGCAAGCGATCAAGCATCGTTTCTCGAGCTAAAGAAATTGGGTACGTTCCATATTCAGCAACAGGTGCAACAGCAAGAATTAATATAACAGTAACTGGTACATCTAGTACACCTGCTTCATTGACAATTCCTGCCAATACTCCGTTTTCGACAACAATTAGTGGTAAATCATATAACTTTTATAATATAGATGCTGCGATAGCAGTATTAAGCGGATCAACATATACATTTACTAATGTTGATGTTAAAGAAGGATCTCCACTAACATTTAGATATACTGTTGCAGATGGTGCAAAATATATTCTCCCAAATTTAGATGTAGATCTTAGTACGTTAAAAGTAAGAGTACAAGAAAACTCATCTAGTTCAGTATTTGAAACTTATAATAACCAAGAAAATATATTAGAAATAGATAGTACAACCCCAGTATATTTTATTAAAGAAATTGAAGGACAGCTTTACGAATTAGAATTTGGTAATGGTACAATTGGTAAAGCATTAGCCAATGGTAATGTTGTAACATTAACTTATATGACTACTAACAAAGCAGATGCTAATGGTGCTCGTGTCTTTTCATATCAAGGTCCAACATTATTAAGTGGTAATGTTGCAGTAACAACAGTTATTGCTGCGACTAATGGAAGTGATATTGAAGAAATAGCCTCTATTAAATATAATGCTCCTAGGTCTTATACTTCTCAAAACAGAGCAGTAACCGTTGATGATTATAAATCACTTTTATTTAAATCATATCCAGAAGCTGAGTCTATCAATATATGGGGAGGAGAAGATAATATACCTGCTCAATATGGTAAAGTGTTTATATCCATTAAACCTAAAACAACAACATATTTAACCGATTCACAAAAGAGTTTAATTGTCAATGAAATTCTTAAAGCAAAGAATGTGGTATCAATTACTCCAGAAGTAGTCAATCCAGAATACATCAATCTATCACTTAATGTTACTGCATATTATAATCCAAGAATTACTACTCGCAGTATTAATGATATGAAAGCTCTTATAGTTCAAACAATTGAAGATTATAATGATAATCACTTAAATTCTTTTGATGGCATATTTAGGTATTCTAATTTAACTAGCTTAATTGATGAAACAGAAGAATCAATTGTTAGTCATATTATGACCATTAAATTACATAGAGAAATTGAAGTTGCATATAATACAAATCAAACATATACTATTAATTTAGGCAATCCCATTTATGCGTCAGGTGTTCCAGAAGAGTCTATAACATCTTCAGGATTTTTTATTCCAGGCAATGCAAATGTTATGTACCTAGAAGATAATCCAACTAATAAAACAACAGGTACTATTCGTATGTATTATTTTGTTAATGACATTAAAACTTATGTTAGAACATTTGGATCTGTTGAGTATGCTTCAGGAACAATAGTATTAAACGAATTAGAAATTTCAGGCATTGACTCTACAACAAGTGGTATCTTTGAATTGTTTATTAAACCACAAAGTAATGATGTGGTTTCAGTAAGAAATCAATTAGTGTTTATTCCAGATGATCAAATTAATGTATCTGTTATTGTAGATCAAGTTGCTACTGGCGATCAAGCTGGTGGTAGTAATTATGTATTCACTTCGAGTAGAAATTAATGGCTGTTAATTTATCTACTTATGTAACAAAACAATTACCTGAATTTGTACGTTCAGATTATCCGCTATTTGTTGAGTTTATTCAAGCATATTATGAATACTTAAATCAATATGAAAAACGTAATTTAACAGAACTTAGAGATGTTGATCAAACACTAGATTCTTTTATTCAGTATTTTAAAAAAGAATTAGATGTACTTGGAGAAAGCTATCCATATATCGATCAGAGATTATTTTTAAGAAAAGCTAAACAATTATTTGTCGCAAAAGGTACAGAAACTGCATATAAGTTTCTATTTAAAGTATTATATAATAAACCATCTGAAATTTCTTATCCATGGGATTCTGTTCTTAAAGCATCTGATGGTAAATGGAATCAAGAAATGTCTATCTTTGTTGATATGACAAATGGTTCAGCAGAAGATCTTGTATCACAAAGAATTGATATCATTGGAAATAATATAACAATTAAAGTATTTGTTCCAAGAATTAAATTTATACGAAATAATATCTATGAAATTTTTATTGATAAAAACTATTTTGGAACAATACTACCAGAATATACTATAAAGTTTGGAACTATTACAGGAAATATTGTTCCCACTACAGTAAAAGCTACTATTGTTAGACCTGGAATTGGATTTAGAGTTGGTGAGTTGATTGAAGGCATTACAGTATCAGGTGGTGATACTATTACGCAACTATTAAAAGTTACTAAGGTAAATTCTACTGGAGGTATTACTGGAGTTGCAACAATTAGATTTGGAGCTGGATATCAATCTGACTTTTTCTTATTAAAATCTAAAACTACTCTTGATGTATCTGGGTCATCTATATCAATTGATAAAAATTTAACACAACAATATTCTATTCCAGATGATACTTTTATTGAAGAGTATAAAGAATATGGATATATGCTTAATCCCGATTACTTTACTGATATTTTTGGCCAAGCCACTTATGTAGGTACTGTTATTAGACAGTTTTACGAAGAAACTAATATTGGTGAAAATGAAGCTACTAATTTTGCATTGATTAAATTTGATATTGGTGCAGTTGCAAAGTATCAAGGGCACTATGTAACAAATGATGGATTTTTAGATGATGATATATTTTTACAAGATAGTAGATATTATCAAAAATATTCATACTTAATTACAGTAGATGAAAAATTAGAAAGCTATAAAGCATTAGCAAAAGCATATATTCATCCAGCTGGTACAGCAATATTTGGTGAGTATCAAATACAAAATACCTTTACTAGTGGTATTAATGGTACTATTGAATTAGGCGAATGGCAATCAGCTGCTACATTTACCACTATAAATACTACCGTTGGTACCAACACGATTGCTTATCCATCTGATGGTGGTGGTAAAATTAGAATTGATCCATATGATGAAAGCTACAGTGATATTGATGAATACTTTAATCCTCCAGTGACATATACATTTTATGGAGATGGTAGAAACGTATTAGGAAGTACAACAACAGTAAGTGATTCATCACCTACAATAACAGGACCTTAGGAGTAAGCATGTTAAACGACAATGTTAAAATGACAGGGCGTTTGTCAATTAAAAAATACGATGAAAACGGTAAAGAAGTCTTTAAGACCGAAGTACCCAATCTTGTAGTAACGTCAGGAAAAGAATTTATTGCAAATAGACTATTAGCAGATACATTAGATCCAATTGGATTTATGTCTGTTGGAGATGATGCTTCAACTGCCGCAGTATCTCAAACGGCATTACAAAACGAATTAGCTAGAGTTGCTACATCAGCTGCTGATGCAGTAGGAACTTCATCTACATTTTCAGCAACCTTTCCAGCTGGTACAGGAACAGGTGCATTAGTTGAAGCAGGTTTATTTAATACATCAAGTTCAAGTGTTAAAACATTTGATGCTGATAACGATGTTGATGATGCCTCAGATGTGATTAGTATTGCGTCACATGGGTTTAACACTTCAGATAAAGTAACTTATACCGATGGTGGTGGATCTGCTATTACTGGTTTAGTTGATGGTGGTACATACTATGTTATTGATGTTGATGGTGAATCCCTTAAATTAGCATCTTCTGCTGTAAATGCGGGTCTTGGAACTCAGATAAATATAACAGGAACAAGTGGAACTAACCACAAGTTAACTTTTGGAAATATGTTGTGCAGAACCACATTTCCAGTAATTACTAAGTCTGCTTCTGAAACAGTAGCAATTTCATGGGTAGTAACCGTAGGATAATTTAATGTCAACATCATATTCAATATTTAAAGCTAAGTTTAAGAAAACCATTGTAGATGCAATCTATCAGGAAGTTACTTCTAAGACTGCACGATATTACCATTGGTTTGGTAAAGAAAATGCATGGACTGATTTTTTAAGTCCATTTATTGGATCAAGTGCATCCGACGTACCTGGAGCTCCATCTGATAATTTTAGATATGACTTACATGTTCGTCGTGATATTCTTACCGCTAAATTAGTTAAACCTTCTGATGTATCATATGTAGTACGAAGAATTGACTGGGTTTCTGGTACAGTTTATGATGATTATGATGACGCATACGATACTACTACTGGTTATGGTTATTCACCTGCTTATTCAGGTGCAACTAGGCTAGAAGATGCTAATTTTTATGTATTATCTACTGAATATAATGTATATAAATGTATTTGGAGCAATAACAATTCTCCATCTACTACTATGCCAACTGGAACAAGTCCAGATGTATTCAATACGCCTGATGGATATAAGTGGAAATTTATGTATACGATTCCTGTTTCGTTACGTAATCGTTTCCTTTCATCTGAATACATGCCAGTAACTAATGCATTAAAAGATCAGTTTTATACTTCTGGAGAAATTACTTCAATCGCTATTGAAAATGGCGGAAGTGGTTATAACGTAGCTACTACAACTGCTGTTATTACAGGGGATGGATATAAAGCACTAAATCCATATGCTATAGATAGGGTTGATATTTCAGATGGAGGCGAAGGATATACTGTTACTCCTTCTATTACTATCTCAGACCCGTTTCCTACAGCTATTACATGGTCAGCTGAAGCTGATGTTAATGTAGGATCTTATCTTAAACATATTAATCCAGGTGATTTATCAATTAATTTTTATTATATAGTCTCTGGAACACGACTTGGAGCTAGTGGTCCAATCCATACTAATGGAACTATAACAAACGGTGGAACTCAATTACAGTATGTTGGAACAACTGCTACTGCATCTTCTTCTTTGACAGGAGATGTAATTACTACCCTTACACTTATTACTGCAGGATATGGTTATCAAACAGGTCCAACGGCTGTTGCAGCTGCACCAGTTACTAAAGATGCAGATTGGGAAGAAGCAACCGCTGTAACCTTAAACGATATATTACAGTATGATGGAAGATACTACGAAGTAACTTTGGCGGGTACTACTTCAACAACAGCACCGACTCATACTACAGGAACAGTTGTAGATGGTACAGCAGAGCTTACTTTTGTTGCTAAGGATGCAGTATTATTACCTGTTGTTGAAAAAACTGAAGCTGAAATTAATTTAGTTATTAGTCCTGGTATAGACAGTGTTTATAGAGTTATTGTTTCTGCTCCATCGACAAAATATACTGAAGTTCCTGGTGTTACTATTGCAGCCCCAATATCTGGTACTACTGCTGAAGCAACAGCAACAATATTGAATGGAGGAGTAAATTTAATTAATGTAACTGCTCCTGGAGATGGTTATGTATCAGCTCCAGCAGTAACAGTAGATTTACCAGTAAAAACATTTGATGGTGACACCGCTGTAGATGATATTGAACACACTATTACATATAGTGGTCATAAATTAGTAACTGGAGACGAAATTGTATATACCGATGGTGGTGATACTACTATTAATTTATTAACTAGCACTAATACATATTATGTTATTGTTGTAGATGATAACACTTTAAAATTAGCAAATAGTTTAGTAGACGCAGTGGCTGGAACTGAAATTGAAATTACTAGTGGAGCAGGAACTTCTCATGTATTAACTGTACAAACTGGTGCTTCAGCAGTTGCCACACTCGGTACTGGTGGAGAGATTGTAGGATATCAAATTGTTGACGGTGGTACTGGATATACTAATACAAATATTGAAATAGTAGATACTGGAGTAGTTCCTGGAACTGGTGCAATATTAGTAGCTGATTTTGATGTTGGTAATATTGAAACATTACAAGCCAACGTAGAACTTCTTGCAGTTAACGGTGCAATTTATACTGTAAAAATGGTAGATGGTGGTGCAGGATATGCTGCAGCAAACGTTGAAATTATTGGAGATGGAACTGGTGCTACAGCAACGGCAACTGTAACTGGTGGTAAAGTATCTCATATTGAAATGACTAATCCAGGTATCGGTTACACTTGGACTGATTTAATAATTACTGGTAACGAAGGTGCTTCTGGTGCTGCTGCTAGAGCAATTATGACCCCAATAGGCGGACATGGTTATAATGCTATTGACGAATTAAATGCAAGTAATATTATATTTTATACTTCAATTTCAAGAGATAAAAATCAAGGTTTAGAAATTAATAATGATTATCGTAAGGTTGGTTTAGTTCGTAATTTCAAAAAATTTGGTTCTAATAGTAAATTTACAGAAGATATTGGATCTGGATGTGTATTAATTACAGGAACTTTTGATAAAACTAAACTACAGTATGATATGTTATTAACAAAAGATGGATATAAAAAATATCGTATTGTTGAATTTACTGATACACAAATATTATTATCAGTATTTAACAACTTTACAATAGATGTAGGAGACACTTTAATAACAGATCCTACTAATGGCGGATTAGTAACATCTCCTACTGTAAGTTCGATAAATATTGTAGTAGATGCAGTAACAGAAAGAACAATCGATCAATTTTCAGGTGACTTTTTGTTTTTCAGTGTTAGAGAATCATATTCTCCTTCAGCTGATCAAATTATTACAGTAAGAACACTTGTAGAGATATAAATATATAAAACTAACAGAAGAGTAACTAACAATGGCAATTAACTTTAATATAAATCCATACTATGATGACTTTGATGAAGACAGTGGTTTTCATCGAATTCTTTTTAGACCAGGCTATGCAGTTCAAGCTAGAGAACTTACTCAGCTACAAACTCAATTACAAAATCAAATTGAAAAATTTGGTGATCATATATTTGTAAATGGTTCTGTAGTATTAGGAGGTGCCAGAACATTCCAAAATGATTTACTATCCATTAAATTAAATACTAACTTTGGTGGAGCAACAGTTAATCCTTCAAATTTTAATAACCTAACTATTGTAGGTGCAACTTCTGGAACTAAAGCTATTGTTAAGAAAAGTTATAGCTTAACTGAAACTGATCCAATTACTCTTATTGTTAAAATTACTGCTGGTAATGTGTTTACTGCGGGAGAAACAATTTCTGCTACTTCTGGACTAAGTACATTTTCAGCTTCCATTCAAACTCTTTCTCCATTTAATAGTGCTATGATTTTTTCTATTGATGAAGGCGTTTTCTTTATTGATGGAAAATTTATTCATTCAACAGCACAAAGTGTTGCTGTTGATAAGTACTCAAATAGTTCCTCTAAAAATATAGGTTTTTCAGTTACTGAAAGTGTTATTACTTCTGATGATGAAGATTCACTATTGGATAGAGCACAAGGCTCTCCAAACTTTGCTGCTCCTGGAGCAGACAGATATGCTGTAACATTAACTTTAACTGCAAAAGATTTTGCTACAGTTGATGATAATTTTATTGAACTTGCTAGAGTTTCTTCTGGTGAACTTGTTTTAAATAAAGTAAAAACAGTGTATTCAGAAATAGGTAATGAATTAGCCAGAAGAACTTTTGATGAATCTGGTGATTATACTGTTAAAAAATGGCCAATACAAATTTTAGACCATCAAGATGATATTCCAGATGCAACTAAATTTACTGCAGCTTTAGATCCAGGTAAAGGTTATATTAAAGGCTATGAATTTGAAACAATCAATCAAGAATTTTTAACTTTAGATAGAGCTAGAGATACAGACCAAGCAGATAATTTAGATGTTAATGTAAACTATGGTAACTACGTTTATGTTGATAATGTAACATCTGGATACTTATTTACAAATGCTCCTTCCACCCCTTATTCTTCAGTAAATTTAGTTAATGTTGGAGCTTCAACTATTGGTACAGCTAAAGTTAGATTTTTCCAATGGGATAACGGTACAGTAGGAACTGTTGGAGCTGTTTATAGATTATATCTATTTGATATTCAAATGACTGGAGCTAATGTATTTGCTGATGTTGTAACAATTTCTAGTGGCACATTTTCTAGTACTGTTGATGCTTTAAGTAAAGTTGGCGGGACTGGTAATACTTTCTTAACAGGATCAGATGCTCCTGGATTAGTATTTCCTTTAGCAAATACTTTTATTAAAACAATACGAGATGATAGTAATAACACACAAACAGATTATCTTATTCAAAGAACTATTACTGGTACAGTAACTGGTGGTGTTATTACTATAGCTACAGATGATGGTTTAGAAAGGTTTGTTGGTACGTCTGGTGCATTATCAGATAGTATTAAAGATACAAACTACCATGTTGTCGTAGGTACTACTGTATATAGAATGGACTCTGCTTCTGGTAGATCTATAACACTATCTACACCTGCAGTCGGTGTTGCTCATCAAGCAACATTTGATTTAAATGATGGTGGATTATCTGGTACTGCTAGAATTATAGCGTCTATTAATGTTAACACACAAACTGAAAGATTAAAAGCATTAGGTAACTATACCATTAAAATTATTTCATCGCCAAATACATTACTAGGTGGTTTAGATTCACTAGATGTATCAGACATATATGGTGCGGTTGAAGTATATAATACAAGTACAACAAATCCAACTGCAGTTACTATTAATGGTACAACTGGTGATTTAACTTGGAATGGGGTAGTTAATACAGATGTAACTGAAAATTATATATTAGATGACGGACAAAGATCTGAATTTTATGACCACGGTGGTATTACCTTAACAGGTACTGCTCCTGGCGGATCAGACTATCTACTCGTTGTTTATAGAAACTTTTCTCATTCGGGAGATGGTTTCTTATCCGTTGATTCATACAATATTCCATATGCAGATATTCCAAAATTTACAGATCCTGCTTCAGGTCAAGTCTATGAATTAAGAGACGCTGTTGATTTTAGACCGAGACGTGTTGATGGTGGAACTGATTTAATTGGTGGTCAAATCCCTGATCCAGCTGGAACATTAAATGCTGATTACCAATATTATTTAGGTCGTATGGATAAAATTATTGCTACTGCAGATCAAAAGTTTGTTATTAAGCAAGGTATTCCAGCAATTGCTCCAACTGTACCATCTGATCTTTCAAATGGTATGACATTATATATTGTAGTTATTCCTCCATTCACTGCAAATATTCGTGATATTGATATTAAATATATCGAAAATAAACGATATACTATGCGTGATATTGGTCGTTTAGAAAAAAGAATTGGTAATTTAGAATATTATACACAACTTTCTTTATTAGAAAAACAAGCAAAAGATACTTCTATTCCAGATTCATCTAATATAGAAAAATTTAAAAACGGTTTTGTTGTTGATCCATTTACTTCTCAAGATATATTTGTAGCGGGAGCTTCTGCGTGGTCACAAAGAAGATGGGGTTGGTGGAATGCATGGTTTAATGGTACTAATACATGGACTGCTGCAGCTTCAAACTATAATGCAAATTCTATAGCACAAGCAGCTAATCCTGATTTTAATGCTGCAATTGATCCTATTAATCAAGAATTAAGATCTCCATTTACTGTAGACTTCCATTACTTTGATGTTGGAACTGAAACTAATACAGATAGAAATGGTGACTTAGTCACTTTAGAATACACTGAAGAAGAAGTAATCTCTCAAAATTTAGCAACTGGATGGGTTAACATTAATCCGTTTAATGTTATTAAATTTTATGGTACTGTAAAATTAGAGCCATCTGTTGATCAATGGGTTGATGTTCAATATCTACCAGCAATTAACAGAGTTGTTGATGTACAATTACCAGACGCAGATGACCTATCTGTTAGAAACGTTGTTCAAAGACAAAGTGCAGCATTACTAACTCAAGTACTTAGTTCATCTAGCACAGTTTCTACAAATGTAGTTGGATCTTCAACAACAAATTTAGGCACTCAAGTTGTTGATGTACAAGCTGTTCCATTTATACGAGCAAAAAATATTATTGGTGTTGGTTCACTGTTTAAGCCTACTGCTAGATTATATCCATTTGTTGAAAATACTAATGTTTCTGCTTATGTTAAACCTTTAACAATAGTTACTATAGATAACTGGACAGGCACTTCTTTAGATGCTACTGAAGGAATATATGAAACTATTTCCTTTAAAACAGGATCGATTGTTGGTACTGAAGTTGGTACTGCTAAAACTTCAATATTTGCTCAACCAACAACTGCGGATGCAACAAAACGCCAAGTAACAGTACATGATACTACTGGTACAATATCAATAGGTGATTATGCAGTAGGTAGTATTGGAAGTGGTAATGGAGTTGTTAGTAATGTAGTTACTTATTCATTAGCTGATCCAATTGTACCTGATGAATATGGTAATATTGGATTTGAATTTCAGCTTCCTGCAAATACATTTAAAACTGGCGAACGTACAATTAGATTAATAGACAATGTTGATAACGACGCAGTTAATCAAGATTCTATTGGAGAAGCTAAATATACTGCTACTGGTTTAATTCAAACTAGACAAGAGAATTTCTTAACTACTAGAAATTTACAAAATCAAAAAACCACAATACAAAATGTTAGATTGTATGATCCTACTGCTCAGTCATTCTTTATTGAAACTGCAGCATTTCCTCATGGATTCCAATTGTCTTCTGTTAATGTGTATTTTAGATCTAAATCTAATACTATTCCAGTTACTATGGAAATCAGACAAGTTGTTAATGGATATCCATCAAGTAGACCTACCATTCCATATGCAGAATCTACATTAAAACCAGAACAAGTAACAGTTTCTGCTGATGGTCTAACAGCAACTAAATTTACCTTTGCTAATCCTTTACATTTAGTCCCAGGTGAATATGCAATTGTTCTTCTTGCTAATACTCAAGAATACGAAGTGTATATTGCTGAAATGGGAGAAACTTTATTAGGTGGAACTTCTAGAGTTGATAAACAACCATACATTGGTTCACTATTTAAATCACAAAATGCCTCAACTTGGGATGCAGAACAAAATAAAGATCTTAAATTTAATATTAATAGAGCTGAGTTTGATTTATCTGGTAGTGTAGAATTTAATGTTCAAGACCCTGCGGTATTACAAGAATATCATGCACTGTTTACTAATGTAACTGCAATTGTTCCAACTGGTACCACTATTAAATGGTATGCTAAAGCATATTATGGTAGTTCTGTATTTGATGCTGATTGGGCTCCTATAAATATTAATCAAGATATTGAATATGCTTCATTAAGACAACTTGCTGCAGCTTCTGGTATTGGTGGAACTCCTTCACTTAGAATAAAAGCTGAATTAGATACTATATCAAGTACAGTATCACCTGCAATAGATGCTTCAACATTAAGTGTTGTTGCAGCCGTTAATACTATTAACAATGATAGTACAGGAGAATCTGGAGCAAATACTAACGGAGATGCTCTTGCTAGATATATTACTACTCCAATTAACTTAGCTGATGGATTTGATGCTTCTAATATTGTAGTAACTGTTGATATTAATAGACCTGCAAGTACTAATGTTAAAGTATATTATAAAGCTTTACCATCTGGTTCAGCCACTCCTATTACAGATGAAATTTGGTATGAAATGGACTTAGAATCTGCAGTCCCATCTTCAATAAATGGGTTTGATTATAAAGAACACAGATTCTTCCCACCAAATGCATTTGACCAATATGGTGTTCCAGCTGATAATCCTATTATTGCTAGATTTAATACGTTCCAAATTAAAATTGTAATGTTATCTAGTACAGTAACTAGAACTCCTAAGTTACGTGATTTACGAATTATTGCATTGGATGTTTAATGAAAATTAAAGTTGAAAATGAATCTTTAGTAAGAGATACCAATACAGGTGCTATATTAGAAACTGATATAAGTAAATTGGAAAAACACAGAGCAATAAGACAAAAATTAAGAAGTCGTGATAAAACTCTCGATGTTTTAATGGAAAGAATAAATAAACTAGAACAATCATTGGAAGAAATTACAAATGGCAACGTTAACCTATAGAATTATTAAAGGAAGTCCACTAACTAATCAGGAAATTGATGATAACTTCAGTAACCTTAATACTGAGGTAGGTACAAAATTAACATCTACTGATTATACTGCTGCTGATGTATTATCTAAATTACTTACCGTTGACGGATCTGGTACTGGTTTAGATGCAGACTTATTAGACGGTTTACATTCTGATACAGCAAATACTAATAGCACTATTGTTGCTAGGGATGCTTCTGGTAATTTTTCTGCAGGTACTATAACAGCGACTCAATTTTCAGGTAATTTATATCTAGGTACCACTAATAATGTTACATTTGAAGGTGCAACACCTGATGGATTTGAAACAACATTAACTGCAACTGATCCAACAGCAGATAGAACTATTACTTTCCCAGATGAAAGTGGTACTGTTGTGTTGTCTGGTGGTGCTGGTTCTGTTGGATCAGTTACTAATGCGATGTTAGCAGGTTCAATAACTAATGATAAATTTGTTAATAGTACCATTACAATTGATGGTAATGCAGTATCTCTTGGTGGTTCTGTATCGATAGCTTCTGCAGATATTACATGGACTGGAGCACAGACATTTAGAGATAATAAATTTGTTGTTACAGATAACGTAGATACTACTAAGGTACTTAATCTTCAGATATCCAATATTGCTACTGCTACAACGCGAACATTAACTGCACCTGATGAATCTGGTACAATTGCTACGAGAAATTATGTTGATACTGAAATTATTAGCGCAACAGGTAGTTTAGGAACTATGTCATCACAAGAATCAAACGCAGTTTCTATTACAGGTGGTTCCATATCTGGATTATCTTCTTTTGGATTTGGTGCAAACTGGACTGCAGGACAAACTGGTACTGATTTAATATTTAAATATAATGGTGTGAATAAAATGAAAATTGATAGTTCTGGTAATCTGACTGTTGTTGGTAATATAACTGCCTTTGGTGCTGTTTAATGAATGAACAACTACCACAGCCATATCCGTCTTGGGTGTTAAACGAAGCTGGTGATTGGACAGCTCCTATAGAAAAGCCTGATAATAATGACAGTTATTTATGGAATGAATCCCGTTTAATGTGGGTTGGAAGTAATAGTGAATATTGGGAGGAAACGGTAAACGTTGATTGAAGAATTATTTAAAGTTGCTATATATAGAACATTTTTACATGATGAAACACCTGATGATTTAAATAAAATATTTGAAAGGTTAACATCATATTATAATAATAATCAGTTAAAAACTCCAGAATCATGGAGGACTGATATGTTAACTAGTCATAATGTTTTAGACCCGAATATAGAATATTCAGGTATAATGAAAAAGATTAGTAATCATGTTTATACCTATGTTAAACAAATGGGATATGATATAAACAATATTTCTTGTACGGAAGCTTGGTTTAATTATGGAATTGAACATAGCTATCAAGAATATCATGTTCATGCAAATAATCATATTAGTGGAGTTTACTATATAAAAACTCCAGAAAATTGTGGTAATATTGTATTTAGATCTAGTGTTAATATGTATCCAATGCCTAATGCAGAAAAAAATACTTCAATTTATGGAGCAAAATCTTCATCTATTACTCCACAAGAAGATGTATTACTGTTATTTCCTGCTGATTTAGAGCATATGGTGGAAGTAAATAAAACAAAAGAACCAAGAATAAGTTTAAGTTTTAATTTTAAATTAAATTAATAATTCGAGAGAACTATAATGACAATACCTGCAAGCGGAGCGGTTTCTTTTTCAGATTTAAGATCTGAATTTGTGCCAGGGAATTCTGGTTCTGTATCACTTGGAAATTTTTATCGAGGTTTGCAAACAAATGAAGCTTTAGTATTAAGTGGTCCAACACAGAATGCTAATATTGCAACATCTGGAACTATAACTATGGCGTCGTTTAGAGGTGCCGTTCAAGGTTTGAATTTAACTGGACAAGTTAGACTTTTAAGCCCTGTAGCAAATTGTGGTGGTGTTGGTGTTAGAGCTGGTAGTGTTGGAGTTAGTACACCGAATTCAATTTATAATTATGTATATTGGAATCCAGCTGGATATGTAACTCCTTCTAATGGAAGACAAACTCAAGCAGGAACTTTAGTTAGTGGAGTTAAGTATGGATATATTGTACTAACTTCTGGTGATCAAAGTGGTGGTTCAAGACAAAGATATGATGGACCAACTATACCATCTCGAGGATATAATAGTGGTCAAGGCGAAGCAGTAATGGGTACTACTCAGTTTCAAGATATAAAAGCTAATTCGGGCTTCCCAACACTTACTGCATTTGGTCATCAAGGTACAGTTACTGTTAATTTTACTACGATAACAGCATCACAGGGATCAGGGTATGGACAATTAATAGTAAGACATCAAACTGGTACATCTGATCCATCAAAAGGTGGTGCATATGCATATTTTTGGCCATACAACATATTAAAGAAAGGTTATGAACTTATGGGAATGACTTTTAATGAAGGTGGTTAAGAAATAATATAATGATTAATCTGAAGGACCTAATACAGTTATAATATAACAAATCAGATTTTTTGTACAATTATTTTTTATATGATATAAATAATCTAATATAAATTAGGAAATAACATGGCAGCAATAACATTAAGAAATTTAAAAGGATCTCCACTTAGTATTACTGAGATGGATAATAACTTTGTTAACATCAATACAGAACTAGGAACTAAGTTAACAGCTACTACATATACTGCCGCAGACATATTAACAAAATTAAAAACCGTTGATGGATCTGGTAGTCTTTTAGATGCAGATTTATTAGATGGTTTACATTCTGATACAGCAAATACCGTAGGAACAATTGTTGCTAGAGATGGATCTGGTAATTTTTCTGCAGGTACAATTAGTGCTAACATTAATGCTACTGGTACTACAGTATTAAACGGACCATTAAATACGAATGCAGCAGTTGGTACTGCTGGGTTTGTTCTTAAATCAAGAGGTGCTGGTTTATCTCCAGAATGGGGATCAGCTAATGTAGCACTAGCATCAGAACAAACAACTGGTGTATTGCCAGTATTAAAAGGTGGAACAGGATCAACTAGTAGAACTGGAACAGGTAATACAGTATTAAGTATATCTCCATCATTAACAGGTAGCCCAACGGCACCAACTCCAGTGGCATCAGACAATTCGACAAAAATTGCTACAACTGCATATGTACAAACTAAAACTAGTGTATTAGGATCTATGTCAACTCAAAATGCTACTTCTGTTGCTATTGCTGGTGGAACTATGGCTGCAGTGGCTATTAGTACTGGATCAATGAATAACACAACAATTACTAATGGAACTATTAATGCATTATCAATTTCTACAATAGGTTCTAATGCATCTGGAGCAAAAACAATATCTACATCTGCACCTTCTGGTGGAGCTGACGGTGATATTTGGTATGAGGTGTAATTGTGCCAATTCATGTTAAAAATAATGGTTTATGGGTTCCTCCACAGAAAATACATGCTAAACAAAGCGGTATTTGGAAAGAAGCCAATAATGTATACATAAAAGATGGTGGTGCATGGAAACTACTTTATAGTACATATAATCTTACTACTAGTTCTAATGATGTAAATTTATATACTGCAATGGGCAGTCCAACAACAGCATTAACTGCTATTATTACTATTGATGATAATATTGACATAGCAAGTACCAA